CCTCAGCAAGGACTCCAGCCGCAGCAGCCGCAGCAGCCGCAGCAGCCCCTGTGGGCTCCGCAGCAACCCCAGCAAGGATTCCAACCGCAGGCAGGGTCCGTCTTCCCGGCGGGGGGTGGTGGCAGGCCACCAACACCGAACATGTCGCAGCTTTTTGCGGGCATAGGCTCGGCATCAGCCTCGAACGACAAAAACTACCTGGTCAGGTGCCACGTCCTAGCTCGCATCGACCTGCTACAGGTGGGAACCAGCAGGGGGAACGGGCCTTTTTTCGTGGCAGAAATGACGTGCATGGGCGACCTAGCTCCGACAGCGTACAACCCCTCGCTCCAGGAAGAGGCCCGTTACGGCTACAAGCCCGGCCAAAAGCTGGCTGTCATGCACATGGCAAAGTTCGACAGCTTCCTAGGCAACGTCAAATCTTTTTTAATGGGGGCTACGGGGCTCACTAGTGCGGAAATCACCGACGCTCGGGTTGCACAACTATGCGATCCTTCGCAGCCCCTCGCGAATACTGTGGTTGAGCTCTCCGGGAAGCACATTCTCACGAAGGGCAACAAGAGGTTGTTCACGGTGCCAATCATCCATCGACATCTCTCTTTCGCCACTGTGAGGGAGCACATGCTTTCCGACCCCGAGGCGTCTCAGCTGATAGGTGTGCTTTGGCCCAACGGACTGCTAGACCGCTTGTGTGCCGAGGAGGTGCGTGCGGCAGTGCCTCAGACAGCACAGCAGCAGCAGCCTCTGTGGGCTCAGCAGCCGCAGCATGGATGATTTCTCATACGGCAGCCCGCCTTAGCGGGCGGGCTGCCCTTTGTTTTTTGAGAGAGCAACATGAAGCTAGTCACCTTTGATTTCGAGACCCATCCAATCGCCTTCGGCGCGGTCTACCCTCAGCCCGTTTGCGTCATCGTAAACTCCGGCGAGGAATCGGTGGTTATCACCGACGGGGACGAGGGCGGGAAAGAGGGTATGGTCCAGCAGATAGCTGGCTTGCTCGCAGACGAGAGCTTGATACTAGCCAATCACTCGATGGCTTTTGATCTCGGAGTCCTGTGCGCGGCCAACCCCATGTACGTGTCTCAGGTGTACCAAGCCATTATCGCAGGGCGTGTAGTCTGCACCCTAATCAGGGAGAAGATGCTCACGCTCGCCCAAACAGGCGACCTGTCTATGGGTGTAGGAGACGTAAAGGTTAAGCTCTTGTACGACCTAGCATCAGTGATGATGCGACGATTCAGCATTGACCGGAGCGAGGCCAAGGACGGTGAGTCGTCTTGGCGCAGGTATTTCGGGGTGCTCTCGGGTGTGCCTGGGGCAGAGTACCCACAAGGGGCACTGGACTACCTGACGAACGACGGCGACGACCCGTACCGGCTGTATTTGGACCAAGAGCAGCGCCGGAGCGTGCTGGCTCAGGAGATCGGTTGCGACCCGTTAGCCCAGCAATCCCTGCGAATGGCTCAGGCTTTCTCCTTGGGGATGATGTCAGCCTACGGTGTCTGCACCGACGCATCCGAGCACCAAAGAATCAAGCAGTGGGCGACCATAGAGAGTAGCGGACCCAACGTCGATCTCCTGATACAGAACGGCATGTTGGTGCCTGCACAGCCGCCCCGCGAACATCTGAAAATCGAAGGTAGGATGGTCAAAGCCCAGCCGGAGAAGATGTCCACCAAGATCATCCGGGAATACATCTTGGGATTGCACACCGAGAACCCCGAACTGATCCCCCTTCTCTATTCCGACCCGTCCACTAGGTTCCCTGACGGGCAGATCAGCTTCGCCAAAGAGTGGCTCGATGAAGTAGCGCACTTGGACCCCGTGCTTTCGCAGATCCAACACCGCCAAGCGGTGCAGAAGATCCTTAACACCGACCTACCTCGCATGACATCCCTCGACGCAGAGGGGGAGCACACATCAGCCGTCTCGCCGGTGGTGTATGTCAACTACGACGTACTAAAAGAAACCGGGCGTACCAGTTCTTTCGCTGGGACTCTATACCCCAGCTTTAGTTGCCAAAATGTTCACCCGGATGTTGCTGGGGTTATCGTCCCCCGTCCGGGGTACCTGTTTTTGTCGATCGACTACCAGCAGCTGGAGCTGGTTACTCTCGGGCAAACTCTCCTGAACCTTTTTGGCACGTCGATGCTGGCTAAGCTGATTAACGAGGGCGTGGATCTGCACGCATATCTAGGCGCTCAGATCGCCATGCGTATGTCGCTGCCCTTCCAGCAGCACTGCATAAACTGTCGGATCTCCGAGGCGATGGATGTCTACCGGGCATTCAAGGGCTTGAAGGACCACTCAGACCCTGCGGCCGTGGAGATCTACGGGCAGTACCGGAAACTAGCTAAGCCGACCGGGCTCGGATATCCGGGGGGGCTCGGCGCTAAAACGATGGTGGCGTACGCACATCACACCTACGGCGTGAAAATAGACTACGACACAGCGGCGCTACTCAAGCAGATCTGGTTCGACACATTTCCAGAAATGCGGTTATATTTCAAACATATTACGAAAGACTGTCGAGACACCCGAAACGGCCCCCGGATGCTGGATCGAAAAGGACCGAGTGGGGTTACAGAGCTCGTCTCAATGGATCTGTACGAATACACATCCCCGTTGGGGTTGTTCCGAGGCGGGTGTGCGTTCACGGCCGCAGCGAATGGGATAGGGCTCCAGACACCTGCCGCCGACGGGGCATCTTTGGCCACGATCAGTCTGGTGAGGGCGTGCAGAGATCCGAACGGCGGATATCCAGACCTCCTGCCCGACAGTTCGGGCGTTCGGCTCATGCCGGTGCTGTTCATCCACGATGAGTTTGTTTCGGAAATCAGAGACTGTGAGGAGAAACACCTCTGGATTCCGCAGGCTCAACAGATTATGGTGGATGCTATGCGGGTGATTTGCCCCGACGTTGCTGTTCGCACCGATGCGTGTCTTATGGATCGATGGAACAAGAAAGCCCAGCCCGTCTTCGATGATTTGGGCCGTTTGAGTGTCTGGAAACCCATGAAAGCAGGTTCTTATGTCTAAGTCCAAGAAAAAAGTTAGTAAGGTTGCCCGCAAGGCTCCTCTCGCCAAAACCGATCTCGCCGGGGCGGCTCTCCAACGATCTGCAAAGGCGATTGCCGCTGCGGCGAAGAGATGGTACGACCCGACCTTTGCCAGAGTCATTGAGTCGATCCGCGCACTCGGCCCTAATTGCAGCGTCACCATCACCCCGCCCGCAGGGACCACGGTCGAGGGCTACATGCAGAAGATCTCTTCGGGGATGGTTCACCGAGCAAGGAGCAAGACATGCCCGCTGACACCCCCAAAAGGCCAGCGGTTTATCCGGCGGGTGCTGGGATCGTCGATCAGCATTTACACCGTCCCCGCTCGGAAATCTAAGACCTCGGCCCCGGATCGGCTTTGACCTCAATCCCATACTTTTTTGAGTATTTTGTGGGTGTGGACCCCGGAACGCACGCCACCGCTATAGCCGTGCTGGCTGTGTCTGGAGGGGTGGTTCACGAGATCCGATGGGTACTAGTTCGGGCTAAAACCGTAGACGAGATGATCTCCAGAATCGCCAACGTCAACTCTGAGGCGATCGCCCACCGATGCCCCATCCTTGGGATGGTAGAGGGGCAATACTTCAACAAGGCCCTGAAACGAAACCCCGACGACATTCTGCGAGTCGCATTGGTGGCTGGCGCGGCAGCGTGCAGGCTATCCACCCTCTGCCCTGTCCAGGTCATCAAGCCGCAGGACTGGAAGGGCTCAATCCCCAAGCGGGTGAGCCAGAAGAGAATTGCTGAGGGCCTCGGCATCGACGGAAGCCTGAGCAGCCGCAACACGAAAAGCGATTCGTACTGGGTACCCAAAATGCCCCAGTTCCGTTTAGCCGAGCCTGTAATCATCCAAGCCAGCCACCGGCCCCTGAAAGTCGGCGATTGGTCGCACCTCATGGATGCTGTAGGGCTGGCAAGACATGCGTACCAGCAGAGCAGCCCCGGTCGATGCGATCATTTCGTAGCACCAACCAAACCACCGGTGGTCTCACCCAGCCTGCATTGGTGCCCTGCGGTCAGCCAACCGTGATAGTTTGCTTGTGTTGAAGAACCTTGGCTGCTTTTAGCTTCTCCAGGACAAAATCGGAAAACACCTTCGGTGCGATCGAAGAGACTACCGAAGAAAAACCAAGCATCCCGCCTGAGTTCTCAAAGAAAGGACTAGCGTTGGTTGGCTTTTGGATTTTCCTCCTGACGATGATTCGACCATCTTGCAGCATCTCTCGGAATAGGCCCTTGGGCAGTTTGAGATGTTTTAACTGGCTGACCCTCTCGGGCGTAAGCCCTCCAGGTATTCGCGGATCTTCCAGGGGGTTCGTGAACCAGACGAACGCCTTAACCGGCGATGTGGGGAGGACGGGTGCTGTGCGGCCATCGTGGACATACTCAGCCCAATAGTGCGGGATGTGTATCGCTACTGAGTTGGTGCCGGTAGTCCGCACCCGCAGCGCCGCAGCGAGCTGCCGAGAGCCGTGGCCGCCGCCCACCCCTTGCTCGACCTTCGGGCGAACATACTCCACCCCAGCCCCTCCTATGGCTTTGGCGATCGACAAGCAGAGCTGTTGCGGTGTGAACGCCAATTATTCCTTGAGCCCCTTCCCAGGATCTCGCCCCTCAGCCGATGCCTGTTGCGGGCTCTGTCTCATTCGAGAGACAGTATCCATGTTAATCAGCGGAATCTCTTCCGTGATTTTTGCCAGAGCGAAGTCCTCGATACCGAGTCCAAGGTTGGACCCCTTCGCTCCGAGCGTTTCCCCGAGGCGGGACTGAATCCTAGCTTGGACAGGACCGGTCCATAGAATCTGGAAGAGGCTTAGAGACATGGCAGCCTCGTTGGTCGCTCCCATCTTCCCCGGTATTTGAATTCCTGCGAGGATCGGAGGAACGCGGTGGGATGTGACGATCCGAGATGCTGTGGCGGCAAGGATGGTTTCTGATCCATCCTCGTTCGACGCCACCATCCCCAGCTTCTCGATTTGCAGCTTGGCTTCAGTGGACTGGGTTTGAAGGGCGAGCGTCTTGTGGCTCTTACCCAAACCAATGTGGTTTTGGAGTTGTTTTTCGATCGCCGTCCACTCCGTAGGCGAATACTTCACCCCACTTAAGAACAGGATAAACTCAGGCACTCCACGGTTCTGGTAGTGGTCGAATTGAAACTGCGTGGTCATCTGGCCTAGTTCAATTTGCGGTGTGCTGCTCAGCCATGCAGGCACGCCGTACCACAAATCTTGCCCCGAAGGCACTCGAAAGTAGATGATCTCTGAGTAGTGGGTGCCGGGGGATTCCGCAAATCCCGTCTCCAAGTCACCCGACATAACCACGGGGACGCCCGAGGAATCCTCTGTTGCTTGGAGCAACGAACCGCTGCGACGTAAGGCACTCTCGTAGTCTCCGAACGAAGCTATCCGAATGTCGGTCCCCCCATGACGAGAGACTCGGAAGTGATACCCCCCTGACGGCTCCTCAACGAACCATACTCGCTCTACGGGCATCTGAAAAATCCCTACTATCTCGTTAGTTCCCTTTTTCCGGCGAACCTCGATAGCCCCGTTCTCCAGGGATGCGATGTCCTCTGCGGTTGCCCCTAGAACATCCTGCCACCCGAAACGAGTGAGGGGGTCGAGGGCGATATCTACCTTCGACTTCTGGAAGATCTTGCGAGACGGTTCCGGGGTGCCGGGGGTCGCAGCCTCTACCGATCTCTTCTGGTGTTCTTTCTGGCTATCCAGATTTCCCAGGCCGACCAGCGATGTTGTTTTTGCTGCTACGCAAGCTGCGTGATGAACGTCGCTCTGGTAGAGCCGCTTAGCCATAGCAAAGTCGAACGGGTGACTCTGCTCTCCGGATGACGCCGACAAGGTGTCTACGGATCTGAGCACTGTCGATGCGTCTTTGTGCAGCAATTCATGCAAACCCAACCCTGTCGGGTTTTCCTTCGTAAGAGGCTTGAAAAGCCTCGTGTTGGAGCGGCCGTACAGATCACCCAGTAACCGCGAGACCGCAGCGGGCATGGGGATGGGGTTGCTGGAATCGACCGAAACGCGGTGCTCGTTGGACATTATTTCTCTTTCCGGGATACCCGTACCCCGAGATTGGTTAGATCGAATCGAGCGGGTGCCCGAAACCGCTTACTGTACCGCCATGCCACGCCGACGCATAACAAAAGCCCTAATCCAGTTCATCTCCTTGGTGCCCAAGGGTGCTAACACCTGCCCGGTGCTTTACAAGGCGGACGACGGTAAGCCAGACGAGGGCACGTTCACTCTGGACACAATCATCAAAGCCAGCGACGGTTTTCGGGAAGACGGGGAACTAACCGCAGTTGTGATGGCCCCGGAAATCACAGACTCTCAAGGCGACATCGCCTCGGGTGCGGTAATCAAAGACGCCATGTACAGCTTCTCGCAGCGGCGAGGGCAGATCGACATTCGACACGACGGCAAGGCCGTAGATCCGTCCCGAGCGTTCGTGGCCGAGAGCTTCATCATCCAGAAGGAAGATCCTCGGTTCAAGGATTTCAAGGACTACTCCGGCAGGCCGCTTGACGTCACCGGTGCTTGGGCGACGGTAATCAAGATCGAAGATCCCGAGCTTCGCAAGGCGTACAGCTCAGGAGAGTGGAATGGGGTTTCGGTTGGCGGCTACGGCGCTGCCGAGACTCTGACGAAGGGAGAGGACGCCGACTCCCTCGCAACAAAGATCATCAAGGCGATTTGCAACCTCCTGCCCTTTGAAAAGGAACACACTATGACCCCCGAACAACTGGCCACACTCACCAAGTCGGTTACCGACGGCAACGCCGCAACCATCGAAGCCCTCGCAAGGCTTACTGCGGCTCTGACCCCCGAGAAGGCGCACGCCCCGGTTTTCGTCGAGAAGGCGGACGCCACCCCCGGCTTCGTCGGTGATCGCTTCAACCCCGTTGACATCTCTCGGCACGTCCTCAAATGCTCGATGCACAGCCTGCAAAAGGGTGTCGATTGGGGTGACGCTGATAGCGTCGCCAGTTACCACGTCGCCCTCGTGAAGTTCCAGACGGAGAACGGCATCGACGACGTAACGATTACCTCGCTAGGCGGCCCGCCCCCGACCGCCAGCCGATCGGCTACCGCCAGCGTGCTCGCTGGATTTTCCAAAGGTATGGCATCGGATACCGGCCATGAGGAACTGGAAGGGCTCTCTTTCGCGGACGAGATCAACAAATCCCGTGGGTACGCATCGGCCAAGACCGCTTTGCGGTAATCGCTCGCGGCTCACTTCGAAAACTTGAACGCCCCTATGGGGCACGGAGAAAAACATGACTCTCGCTACCGTTCAGTTCGTTACGCAAACCACCGGCCCTACCAGCGACATCCGAATGTTCCCCGAGACGGTGCAGGTAAAGACCTTCTCAACTGGGACCGAAGTCATGGTGCGGGGCACGCTCGTTGCCTTCAACACGTCAGTCGGATTTTGGATGCCTTGGGCTACGGGTGGGGCTAACGGTACTGGCACCGCCCTCGGTATCCTTAACGAACCATGCACGCTAACCCCTGGTGGTGAGGTGCAGGCCAACGTCATGCTCACAGGCCGCATCCACCGCGCAGATATTGTCAACCAGTCCACCGCCTCCGCCGCAGAAGTCACTGCGGCCGTTATCTCTACGTTCCGAGCCCTTGGCATTATCGTAGAAGGTCTTGCCGGAGTTCGATAACCCTCGCGGCACCTACCACCACAACCACGAGGTAAACACCTATGTCTGCTGCATCTATCCTCTCTCCGTCGTTCCTGACGGATACCATCAATGCTATCAAGTCCCCCAACTCGTTTCTCAAGAACCTCCTCTACCCCGCAAGCGTGGAGCGGGCTATCCCATTGGAGAGGGTGGAAATCCCCATGTACGAGCGGGGCCGCGTTATCGCCCCGTTCGTGCGCCGCGGTGCCGAAGGCATCATGGTTGGCGGAACCACATCCAAGACGATCGAGGTGGAGGCTCCGAACATCCGCATTAAGCGACCGTTCACGGGCCGAGCTCTGATGTACACTCGCCGCCCCGGTCAGCCCATCTACCGTACGTCGAATGCGGAGATGATTAAATACGCCCGCGAGCAGATGCTCCGGGAATTGACCGACCTCGCCGACAGCGTAACCAACGCCGAGGAGTGGTTGGTGGCGATGTCCCTGCAAGGGGTGATTACCTACTCGGTCCCTGATGGCGATCACTTTACCATCACTTACCCTCGCTCGGCCTCGAACAACATCACCCTCTCTACGTTCTGGAATGACGTCACCCCTGCCAACGTCAAGATTTTTACGAACATCTTGTCGGCTAAGCGGGTCGCCAGCGTGGACGGACACACGCTCACCGACGGTATCTGCGGTAGCGAAGCTGCGGCAGCTCTCGTGGGTCTGGTCGAGGGCGGCAACGTCAAGATGCTCGGATCTGACGGAACTAACGTCTCTGCTGGCGACGTCTCGTTCGTGGAGCAGTTTCGCAACGACGGGGCCATCTACCTCGGCAAGCTCGGCGGCATTCGCTTTTGGGAATACGCACGGACTGGCGTACTCAACGACACTACGGTTGATCTTATTCGACCGAAGTACGTTGAGTTCATCACGACCAGCCCGACCGCGGATCGCCAGATGATCTACGCGGCCATCGATGACATGGACGCCATCGCGGAAGGCTTGGTCGTCCGCAAGCGATTCGCAAAGAGCTGGACGGTCCCTGATCCGTCAGCCACGATGGCTCTCGTCCAATCGAAGCCCCTTCCCATCCCACGACAGCTCAACGCATCAGTGTCCATGAAAGTCGTTTCAGGATAAACCTCTCTCACGCCCCCGAGGCGGGGAACCGCCGAGGGGGTTTTTGTCTTCCCCACCCATCTGGAGTTTTCTATGTCTGAGAGATTTAAAGTCAACCCGACCGGTAGCATCCTCTTACCGAACGGTGATTCCGAGTTGGACCGCAGCCGCCGATATACCGTTGAAGATCTGGTATCTATGGGCGTGTCGAAGAGATCCGTGGCTGGTTTTATCGAGGATGGATTCCTTCTACCTGAGTCCGAGCCGACTGTGAATATCCAACGGCTCCCCGCAGGAGTCAACACGGACAATAACAAGCCGTTTGATGCTGACGACGAAGCGAGGGATGCTCGCCGCGAGCCTCCCAACATCAAAACCAAGAAGGATGCAGATGAAACGCCGCGACCGTGGGCGATGAACCCCCTAACCCTGTCGCAAAAGAGTTTGAAGGACTTAAACCTTCTGGCCCAAGATGAGAACGAAAAGATTAAAGACCCGGCGGTATTAGCCTCCCTGCCTTTCAAGTCGGTCCCTGAAGCGATTGCGTTCATGTCCCAAAACGAGCGATCCTAAATGCCCCCCTCCTCCACGGTCCCCTTGTTCGTTGACTCCCTCCAAAAGCTCAAATCGAGCTTGCGGATGTCTACTGTTGGCGGATCGGGGACCGATGGGGGCGAGGTATTGGAGGCTGCTATAGAGTCGGTTCGGGTGCAGATCTATGACGTTCTCGGTAACACGTTGGTCGATCAAATCCTCGCCACAGCACCAACGGCATCCCCTACGACGGCATTACAGATTAGGCGAATGCGTGCGTCGCTCGTAGAGATCGACGGGGTACGAGCCGAGCTTATGGCGACGGAGCATGTAATCGTGCAATCCGCTGCGGCCGCAACGCGGCAGATATCCCAAGACGACGGCTCTTTGCGGTTTGCCAGCCACACCGATCAGCGGAGAGCTATCGAGGCTATGCAAGCCCGATTCGCTAACGGGCTGCACGCACTCTCTGCGGCCGCTGCGAGTCCTTCGAGTTTCCACGTCTCCACCATTGAGAGCTTGGAAAAAATCATCTACCCCGGCGATTCCCTGCGTGTGGGTGACGGGTACGGAGAATAGTGGAGCTACGATCAAAGATCTTAACTGCGGTGCGTGATCGCCTCGCAACTATAAAGTTCCCCGCCTTACCTCTGGAAGTAGAAGGGCGAACCCCGCCCTTCACGGTCGGACCCAGCATCTCTTCCGAAAAGCCCGCATCCTTTGAGGCCGCATACGTCTCCTCCTCGTTCGAGCGAGATACTCAGTTCGGTCGCAGCTTTCGTGGCCGACAAACAGAAGCCACCTTTCAGGTGCAAATCACCTTCGCCAGAACTGTTTCGATATCGGATATGGAGCGTAGTTTCTGCGACGATCCCATCTTCCTGCCCGACGACGGAGAATCACCCTCCTGCATTGTAGAGTTGGTTCGGCACAACAATTTTGAGGGCGGGAGATCCGACTCACCCCACACACTGTTCATGTACTTCAAAGCGTCGATTAACCGCCGATCCTAGACTCGGCTCGCACCTACACCAAGGAAACAACAAATGCCTGGCTCAAACACATCTGGAACGAGCAACACTTCCCACTACCTCCTCGGTCGTGGGATCATCCAGCTCTCACTTATCGACCCCATTACCGGCAACGCTGTAGGTGGCTTCCGAGACATCGGCAACGCATCGAGCTTTTCTCTCACCAACGAGAGCGAAAAGCTCGAACACCAGTCCAGCCGCGGAGGGCTGCGGATCACAGACAAGGAGGTTGAGATCAGCCGCAAGGTGAACGTCTCAATCACCACGGACGAGCTAAACGACGAGAACTTGGCTCTGTTCTTCTCGGGCGGTCAGGTGGTAATCACAAACCCGGCTACCGCAGGTTTCACCGAATGGACGATTGTTCCAGCAAGCCCCGGCGTCTCCCTCGCTCGGTGGTACCCCCTTACCAACTCGGCGGGCGTTCGCGCAATGGGGATCTTGAAGGCGAATCTCAACCTCAAGAACGCAACAACTAACACCTCGCTTGTTGAAGGAACCGACTTCGAGGTTGACGAGGCTCTAGGACTGGTCTTCATCAAGCCCGTCCCCACTAACATCACAGCGGGGGTTGGTCTCAAGGCCACGCTTACCGCCCAGGCTGGCTCGAAGAACATCGATGAAGTTCGGATGCTCACGACGACCAACCAACCTTACATGCTCCGCTTTGTCGGCAAAAATCCGGCTGACGGCGACAGAGCGTACGAAGTCGTCCTCTACAAGATCACTCCCAAGGGAGAAGGCGACTTCGGCCTCATCTCGGATGAATGGGCGACGATGCAGATTACCGGCGTTGCGGAGGCCAATTCCGCGTTCAACGCCGCTTCCCCGTACGGGCATATCCGCAGCGTGAAGCTGTAACCCCGCAGCGGCAAAGGCCACGAGACTGGTCTAGGTGGCTCGGGTACACTCCGCGTATCCGGGCCACTTTTTCTTTGGTCCTCAACCTCAAGGAACCTAACCATGCCTCTGCCCTTCGTGCCTGCATACATCGGAAAGACCATCTCTCACGTTGCGGAGGATTGGCTCGATCTCGCGGGAAAGCCTGTGGTGATTCAGATGCGACCCGTCACAGGGCGCATGTTTTTGGGTTTCAAGGATTTGCTGGAGACAGCCTCGGCAGCGATCTCGCGAATCTTCGACGTTCGGACGAACGACGTGGGCATGGATACCGTGAGCGATATTGGCATCTCGAACGATGTTGCTCAGTCGAGCATCACCAGAAATCTAACTACGTCCATCACGCCCGAGCTGGCGAAGATGCGATCGGACAACCGAGCATCTGCGTTCGGATCTCTAGTCTCCGCCCTCCTGAGCGAAGCCACGCAAGGTTCGTTCTTTCAACTGATTTTCCATTCGTGGGTAAACAGACCGCCTCAGTTGACGAAGCCCGATGATATCGCAGACTTAGAGCTGCCCCAATTGTTCCAGCTCTTAACTGCTGTCATCAAAGCCAACAAGGGGGTGGCAGGCCCTTTGGCAGGAACCGGGGTGTGGAAGGATCTGATGAAGAAAGCAACAGACCGTCTCGCCCCGGCCTCCGCAAACTCCGTCGAAAGCAGCCCGCCAAACGAGCCCTAAATGTCTCGGCGGCCAAGGATGCTAGTTGGATTGAGTTGCAGGACTTGATTCTATGGTGCTCGGTAGTTTCCCACCAGACTATCGACTACGTGTTAGATCTTGACTTGCACGCCCTCGACTCGTTCCACGGTTCTTGCATCCGTCTTCACGCCAGAGCTGCAATGGAAAATGTGTCAAACTACCTTCTAGCCAGCCGTGGCGATCAGGAATCTATGCGAAAGTTTTTGAGGGCGAACCATCGCATCTTAGATGAAGCCACCGGGGCGGGGGATCGCAACGATTTGGGCGAGCTACTTCGAGCGTCAGGAGGAGGTATCTAATGCCTGTAGATCGTGGAGGGCTCGATTACCCCATCAATGTCGGAGATGGTTTCTCCACCAACCTGACCGCTTTCACGGAAGGCGCTAAGGCAGCCCGCAAAGAGATCGAGGCGCTTGCGACAGCTGCCGCTAACCTCAAGGGGTTGGCGGCTGCTGCTCGCGAGGTCGCGAAGGCCAGCGCCACGCAAGGGCGAGAAACCAAGAAGGCCGCGACTGCTTCAGCCGAGAAATCTCAGCAGGAAGACGTAGCACTGCGGAGGTACAGGAATCGTCTGCGAGAAGTGCTTATTGAGAGACGGATTGCCAACATCGATGCTATCAACGCTTCGAGGCTAGCGGGAACGCAGCAAACGGCTAACGAGAAGCGGGCAGCAGGGGAGCGACGGCTAGCGAACGTCATCAACGTCCGGGCAGCGGCCGCAGCGAACCTTGCGGCGGTCCAGCGAACGGGGATAGCCCTATCGACGCAGGAGCAAGCCCGCCTCGGGCTTTTGAACACCGAACAACTCAGGTCGTTGCAGATCACGAAAAAGTTAGAGGGTGTAAAGACCGACACGTCTAGCGCTTCGATACGTAGTTCTCAGGTAGAGATCGCGGTTCTAAAGCGGCAAGCCCAAGCCGCGAACGAGTTGCGTGTTGTCGAGGCGCTCCGCGCCCGCGGCCTCAACGCGAGAGGCGTGGCTGTCCCTCTGCCCGCAGCGCCCGGATTACTAGAGCGAATCAGGAACTTCAGCGGCCTCTCCTCGGCGATCGGCAAAGCGACCGACTCGGCTAACCGAGCATCGTTCACCTTCCGAAGGCTGTTTGGCATCCTCGCAGCGTTCACAGCCGTTCGCTTAGCACTACAGGGTTTCCGCAGCCTTATCACCGAGCTGATTCGGTACAACGCGAACATTGAGCAAGCGACACTGGGCATCACATCTCTTTTCGTCGCGGTCGGTGACGTGCGAGACGCGACCGGGCGGGCGACGACAGCCGCCTACGGCTTGGCTCTGGCACAGAAGGAAGCTCGCCGACAGACCGCACTACTCCGCAGAGATTCGCTCGAAACCGCGGCAACCTTTGAGCAGCTCTTAGAGACGTTCCAGGTGGCGGTTGCCCCCGGACTCCAGGCGGGCTTGGATGTAGATCAGATCCGCGAGTTTACGGTCAGGATCAGTCAGGCGGCAGCAGCTGCCGGGGTTGCTCAGAATCAGCTTGCCGAAGAAATCCGATCCATTCTTTCGGGGACGATCCAAGTCCGCACCACACGCCTAGCGGTGGCGCTGGGCATCACGAACCAAGACATTCGAGACGCCAAAGCTGCGGGCGTTCTCGTCGAGTTCCTCAATAAGAAGTTCGAGGCGTTCCGGGCAGCCGGAGTGCTCAGCCTCAACACTTTCAACGCTCTGTTTACGAACACCCAAGAGGCCATCCAGCGAGTACTAGAGTCCGGAGGGCTCAACTTTTTCTTATCGGTTAAGAGCACCCTCAAGGAAATTTTCGATATCCTCATTAACGCCGACCCGATCACAGGGCTTCTAACTCCCGACCCTCGGGCTGTGGCTGTGGTGAAAGTATTCGGCGACGCTCTAGTTTCGGTTCTGGAAGCGGCACGAGAGGCCGCACGTTCGCTAGATACTAACGCAGCGGTTAATGCGGCCAAAGCCCTTGCGGGCGGCATATTGTTTGCGACCAAGGTCACCATTTCGTTTATCCGGGGCTTCCTTAGCGGCCTTAGCGATATAGGCTCGGCGGTTGAACAAATCTTTAAGCTTTTCGGGGGTAAGAGCCCGTTAGATAATCCTGGCCTCCAGAAGTCAATAGGGCTTCTCGGACGAGTTCTCGCCATCTCGTTAGCGATCGCCGCAACGGCCTCAATCGTAAAGCTCTTGATGGCCCCTATCTTTTTGGGTATCGGGTTTTTGCATACGGTAATGGGGCCGCTGGTGTTGGCGTGGCGAGCGATAGCCCTCTTGGTCCCCCTCATCTTTGCGGGGGTGGGACTTATTAGCGTCCCCGTCCTCGTGATATCTGTTGCGGTGATCGCCATCGTCGCCAGCTTGGGGGTTGGTTTTGTCCTTTTGCAGGGATGGCTGTCAAAGCTTACGGGATTGGATCTCAAGTTCTCTTCGATCGCGAAAATACTGAAGACCGGGGTTACGGCGGCTTTGGATGTTGCGGCCTTATCGGTCAATTCCTACTTCGCGAAAATCTTCAACGAATTAAAGCTTCAGGTTCTGAAGTCATCGGCTCTCGCAGTCGATACTGTGCTAGGGCTCGTGCAGGAAGCACTATCTGCCATCGGAACTCTTAGTTCCGCAGCATCCGCAGCAGCTACGGCCGTCTCAATAACCAGGGCCGGCATATCCAGCGATATCGCGGAGCAAATCTCTAAGACGGCTTTAGACCTCGCACAATCTGCCGCTGCGTACGACGCCGCCCGGTCGGCCCTGTTCGGCGCTGCGGCTGGCGACATCGGAAAGGCGCTACGGGGCAACGCCTCCGCCCTCGGCTTCGCTGACCTCGTAAAATCCGGACTGACAAAGGCTTTCGCTTTTATCAAGAGCCAAAAATTCGGAGTGGCACTGTTTGAATCTTTGGGGTTGAAAGACACCAATAAGCTGCTTGGAGAGGCCAAGGATCTATTTGATTCGATGCTGGCCGCCCCTCGATCCTTAGTTGCTGAGTTTGATGCTATGCCCGGCATCGTCGGACTCGTCAACCAGAGACTCAAGGACAACGCCGATCTCCTCAATTCGATGGCCGACAGTGCTCGTGATGCGGCCGACGAGTTGCGTCAAGGCTCCGCCACCATCGGGCTAGATGGGGACGGCCTGCGAGCAAGGCAAGAAGCGTTCAAGACAGAAGCTCAGATTCGCCGCCAGTCCGTTGACACCCTCTTGCAGATCCAACAGTTGGAGGCTCGACGCATCACCCTTCTAGGGCAGCGAGCGCAAAACGAATCCCGCATCGCCTCCCTCGGAGACAAACAACGAGAGCAGGTCCGGGAATCTCAACAGGGACTAGAAAAGATCGTCGGGCTACAGAACGATCTAGCCCAACTGCAAGATAAGGCCGTTATCTCTCGGCTCCGCAGTAACAAGCTATTGAGTTTAGGGTTGGTCGAACAGGCGGACGCGGCTAAGGTCGAAGCCGCAGCCAATCAAGACGGTGTGGACGCACTCGAAAAAAGAATCCAACTCCTCAAAGATGCGGCCGAGATTGCGTTGAAGTCGGCCGGGTTCAATGCAGGGGATCAGGGGAAAATCATAGATTCAACCCTGGCTCGCATCCGCTCTGCGGGCGAGCTTCGCTTGATCGAAGAACAAATCTCGAATGTTGAATCCGACCGCATCGCCATAGCTCGATCCCTAAACGATGTGCTATCGCAGAGACTGTCCCTGATTGCCTCTGAGTCTGCATACACCGCCCGGAGAGTTGCGTCGGAAATCCGGATACAGCGAATTCAGATCCAAGCGGAGATCTCGTCCCGAGATCAGCTCAACAACGCAGCTAAGAGGCTGACTCTCGCTGAGGCTGAGCTAACGACCTTAGAGGCTCAGACGCAAATCTCGGAACGACTCCGAGAGCGAGAAGCGTCCGATCTGGACCAGCTCCTAGCCCAACGCAAGGAATACCTCAATAGCCTGGAGGAGAGCCAAGCCACGGTGGTGTCGGGGTCCGAGGACGAGCTAACCCTCCTCCAGCAAATCGCCACAGCCCAAGCTGCGGTGAACGCCATAGCCTCGGCCCGAGAGGCCGTCCAGACGAGGAACGCGAACGCTACCGCACTCGAAGCCGAACAGATCGATCTGCTTCTGCAACGAGCTCGGGACGCCAAGAAAGAGCTAGAGGAGCCAATCACCTTTGGTTTGGAGAAGGGCCTAGAAGAGTTCGTCAACAAGTCCCTCGACCTGTTCTCGGAAATGAAAAACATCGTCGTTAGCTCCCTCGATGGTCTTTCGTCTTTGATCTCCTCTTCGATCGTAGACGCCTTCGACCCCTCCAACGATAAAAGCTTCCGGGATCGCTTTCGCTCATTCCTGAGCTCGGTAGCGGAGCAGATCATTCAGATGTTAGTTCGGCTTGCCATCGCTAAGGCGGTGCTCGGCTTAGGATTCCTTGGGGGTGGGGGCCAGGCGGGGGCTGCCGTAGGGTTTGCCTCGGGCGGCCATGTGAAGAAGAAAAAGCCTGTGGGCGGTATGGGTTTTGCCAGCGGTGGCTCGTCATCTCTCGGTGCTGGCTTCAACGGACGCATTGCCTCGGGGCTGCGAACAGGCGGGATTGGATCGGTCATAGACGCGATTCGCCCCTCCGGCTTAGACGCCCGCGACCGCATCCCGGCGTGGCTTCGTAAGGACGAGTTCGTGCTGGTGCCCGAGGCCGTCAAGGCTTACGGGCTGGGCTTCATCTCAGACCTCAACAACCTCCTCGTTGATCCCTTCCAAATCAAGACTTTCTTGGGTTTGTTCGGCCGCTCCAACAGTGCCAAGAAAAATGGGAGGCTTGGGTTCGCGTCGGGGGGTAGCGTGGGCGGTTCGTCGATATCCTCCGCAATCTCGGCCGGAGGGGGTGTAGGTCCGACTCCGGCGTACATCATCGCGGACGAGGCTGCTGCTCAAGCACTCCTCACGAACGGCAAGCGGGCGTTCCTCGATTTCCTGAGACAAAATAAGAGCTCGTTCATGGCGGGAGAAAAATACCGATGAGTGTCACCCCCTCACCGCTAATCGGCTCCGACTCCAACGCATCCGCGAATGATCTTTGGGCTCCCAAAGTGCTGTACCTGCATGACTGGTCCCTTCCGATCAGCGAGACGATCACATGGAGGACCGTGGTTCTGTCTGCGTTGAGTTTGGCAGAGCAGCGGATTAGCCAAGCCGATAAGCCCTACCGCATCCAACAGCTTGTGTTTCGATCGTACGACCGGCTAGGGGCTCAGCAAATCATCGCCAATGTTCGGCGATCAATGCGTGCCCGATCAATAACGCCCCTGCAAGCCGACCGCGCGGAGTTGCGTGGGCGAACATCTCCGCTAGGCAATCGGTATTTTGTCAACCGAGAGTTTCGACGCTTCCAGGTCGGGGCTCGGGTGGTAGCCTTCGCCGAAACGCCCAGCGCAGGTATGGTCGAGGGCTTCACCTTTCGCAAGGTGCTATCGCTCCCCGCAGCCGACCAAATAGAACTGGACGGAGACCTCGGGGAAACGTACTCGCCGCCCACAATCGCATCGCACACCAGTGTTGCGGCGGTGAGTAACACCCTGACCGTCATCGGGGGTACGTTCATCCTAGCCGCAGGGCAGAGTATCTGCGGGTTTCTCGCCTCTGTCGGAGTCCTGCCCGGCTCCATATCCTCTGTAGTCCTGAAATGCCTAGATACCGGTTTCGAGATTGACCTTGTTGCGGCTGGGGTGCTCATCTCGCAAAGCAAGACCGTGGGGGGTGAGACTCTCCGCGTGGGTGCGATTGCAGCGTACCCCATTCAAGATCCCCGATTGTGGGGGCAGTGCTCTATAACTTGGACCATCGCTGGGGGCAGCTCCTCAAGGCATAACGTCCACTCGCTTCTCGTGAACGGGGTACACCGCACGGTAGGGGTGTTCGCTAACGGGTTCGACCTGACGGCAGGCTCGGGAGTGATTAACGATCTCGTAGTAACCCCCTCGATGCCCCAAGGCAGCATTATCTCTCTCCATACGGGGGTTTCTGCAACAGGACAGTTTGTTAGTGGCACGGAAACGTACATCACGGAATCTCACCAAGCCAACCTACAGACCTTCGTTCAGTATTTGCAGGGGGGAACGGTAGGGGCTCCGGACACCCTTTCGGCGAGCCATAACGGTTCGCCGAGCCTCGCCAGTCTGACAGCGTTCTACTTCGAGTTGGCCCCAGTGGAGCAAGGCGGCTTCAGCCTTGGCGGGGTCATGCCTGTGATGGAATCGGAGCTGGCACTGACGGGCCAAGTCCAGGGGCGCACAGATACGGTATTCGAGGTGCCCCACGAAGCGATCGAGTCTGCCGGTGTGAGCGCCCTCGACCCCACAATCAGCCCCGGCCTAATCCCCGCTTGGTGCTACAGCAGCGGCGGGTATCCCATCCTTTCGACCGAGCACGACTGGAAAACGGTTATGGTTAACTCCCCGACCCGAGGCGGGGAGAGGGTCCAAACCGGAATTGGGTCGATCGTCCAGGCGTTCGGCTCGCTCCCCGGCGACGCTTACACCCTGTCGCTCCTCGCGACGACGAGGGAGGATTGCTTTCGGTTGCTGGAGTTCTTCGACAGCCGCGCCGGGCGAGCCCATCCTTTCTGGCTCCCCGCCCCGGCACCGTACTTGACCGCAACCACGGCGGCTGGGACTTCGGTGGTGGTGGCAAAGGCCATCACCTCTCAGGACTGGGAGTCCCACAAGAATCTAGCTGTCCGAGTTCTCGCGACCGGAGTTTGGTCCAGGCACGCCATCACATCGGTAGTTGTGGGAGTCTCAGATGTAACCCTGACCGTCACCCCTGCCCTGCCCGCAGGTGGCCCCTCCGGCCTCGATATTCGCTTCTGCTACTTGCTTCGTTTTTCTTCTGACGAACTGGAAGTCAGCTGGATCACCAACGACAAGCTGACTTGCTCGCTGGGGTGTGAAGAGTTGGTGAACGAGCAAGTGGTGGCTATCGAGCTGGAGGACAACACGGGCGCTGGCGGGGGATCTGCTTGGGAGCCCGATGACGCTTTTGATCTGTGCAAGTGTGCGGAAAAGATCTGCGGAGTCACCGATCCGGATGGGTGTTGTATTTGTGGTATGGACGGTTTGACGTACCGCCTAGCTCACTATCTCGGCTCCTGCCATCCTCTCGTAGATGACTGCGCGGAACCGGCCGTACTAAAGAAGAAATGCGCCGGAGTTCTCCCTTTCCTGTCGTGCGTGAACAACATAGCTCGTTGGCAGTTAGGTGATTTTTGGGTCGAGTTAGATACGGAGACTAAAGTGTGGTCTTACGACGCGGGAACCAATCTTTGCGCGTTGGGGTTCGATAACGGCAGCGGCGCTTGTTTCTGCTCAATCTCTCCGTTTTGTTGGGGACAGCCCGACACCATAGAGGAGTGGGATTGCAAGATGTACACAAAAAAGAGACTCCGCAACCAATACCAGCCCCTGACCCCCTGCGACTATGTTGAGATCACCCACTTCGAGTTGTTGGACGGTGGGCCGGGTTCGGCTAGGTGCGCCGTATGAAAAAGGAAACATTCTCCAACGGCGATATCCGCATCTGCGAGGCGACGTGGTGCGTTCGCATCAATCCATCTGAAAAAACGGCTGTCTGGTGCGACCCTCCGGAAGTGCCCGCGGTGGGCAGCCCCCAGGGCTCCGCAGAAAAGCCGTGCCTTGGCTGCGGGGGTGATTTCCCAATCTGGGAGCGGATCGCCAAAGGATCGGTGGGAATCTACAACCTTCTCATGGCACAGAAGAAAATCCCGGAATCGGTGCTGTCTTATCGGTCTAGTGTGTGTGATGATTGTCCCTCCGGGCAAAACGACCGGGGGTTATGCAACGCTTGCGGCTGCATCATCCCCCTCAAGATCCGATCCAAGACCGAGCAGTGCCCTAAAAAGCACTGGCTAACTCATGCCGATTGACTATTCAAAACCTCAAATCACGCTGCTCCCCTTCCTAATCGTCTCGTGGGACAATCAAGTGAGGCGGTACGTCCGTGCGGACAGCGCCCTAACAATTAACGGTGACCTGTTCGCCGCCGTGCCCGAGCTGGCGATCAATGCCATCACCACCGACGGGGGCATAGAGCCTCAGCCCCATGTTTTCGTTGTCCCTTCCAGCCTAGACCCCTTCACCCGTCTGATTTACGGAGTCATGCCGAAAGTCACAGTCTCGATCGGCGAACTCGACGCCGACGAGCCCTCTACCCCCCCGAGGATCATGGCGCAGGGGGACGTAAGTAAGACCATCACCAACTTCCAAGGGCGGCCGGGGTTGATGCAGGTTTCGTTAGCCACAGCCAAAGACAGGCTCCAAGAGGCCGGGCTGGGGATCAAGTGCTCTGCGGAGTGCGGGAACATCTTCGGAACTCTGCCCTGCCGAGCTACGGTTGCTTCGGTCACAGCTACAGTAGAGACCATAAATAACACCACGTTGGTCCTAGTCTCTCTCCCTGCCGACACGAACAAGGGTGCTTGGTTGGAGGGCCGGTACACCCGAGGGTACGTCTTGAGGGGTGGCCTGCGGATAATGATCCGCAAACACTCGGTAGGTACTCGCACGCTAATAACCGCTAAACCCGCCCCCGTCGAGTGGGTGGGGCAGGTCGTTACCGTGTTCGAGGGGTGCGACAAATCCCAAGCGGCCTGCACGGCTCACGGGGCCACTGCGAGCTGGATGGGCTTAGGTGTCAACATGCCCCCATACAACCCCCTGCTAGAACAGCCCCAACAATAATGCGATCTACCGCAGAGTATGCAGCATTCCTGACCTCTTGGGAGGGTGTCCCCTACCGCGACGGGGGTTGCACGCAACAGGGGGTGGATTGCATCCGCTTCGCCGTGATTGTGCTCGACTGGCTACACGGCCTAACGGGCGGGGCGGAAGCGTGCCCGAAACTCCCCAAGCAAACTTCGCTGCACAACCCCCAAGGCGCAGAATCGGTCGTGTCTTGGCTCAGCGCCCGATACTTGAACAACCGGAGGGTTGGGGTCTGTTGCGGGGATCAGACGTACATCTCCAAGGATCTGGAGGCTGGATCTTGCGCGGTGCTGTCCTGCGATTCTGGCTTGTCACAGAGCAAGACCCCCAACCATATCCTCGTTGCCGGGGCCGAACCGTATACGCTGTGGCACTGCGTTAACGGAGACTCTCTCCCCCACGGAGGATGCGTGCAAAAAACCTCAGTGGGTTGGGCTGCCCAAAACGGCCTCCGCTTGCTTTGGATTCCCTACAGACCACTACTTCACCCATGATTGACTACCTAAAATACTGGGATTCGGCGTCGTGGGCGTCTCAAGACCCCAGCACAGCACAAATCCTGATACCTATCATCCTCTCTGTTGGGTTGATGTTGCTGTCGGCACTGCTGTTTAAGCCAAAGAAGCAACAGTTCTCAATCGACAACAAGCCCAACACCGCGACGACGAGGGGCAGTTTCATTCCGCTGGTGATTGGGACCGAATTAGTCGGCCCTGTAGTTATGTGGGTTGGGGGCCGCAGCGTTGTAGTCGAGCAGACGGAATCTGGCGGTAAGGGCTTCCTTGGTGGCGGCGCTTCTACGTCTCAGACGTATATCTACTATGAAAAAGCGATCCATGCCCTCTGCGTCGGCCCTGCGGCTCGCATACTTGGGATTTACGAAAACGGTCGCCTCATTCCGGGCACGGAAAACATAGATAGGCGGCTCTACCCGACAGGCTCGGCTGTGACGACCGATATGGGTACTTTTCGGGTTCGCTGGGGGGAGATGAACCCAGGTAATACCGATCCGGTTGTCACGGCCGCCCTCGGTCTGCCGTCTGAGATGCCCCTAGTCTGCTGTGTCGTGTGGGATTCCTGCCGCATCCGAAACCCAAACTGGCCGGTGATAGAGTACAAGGTGGAGGTGCCCCCTTGTGCATCCGGGGTGAGCCCCATATCCCAACCTGCGGTGGGGAACGGGGTCAATCCAGCCCAAGCCCTCTACCAACTACAGACCGCCAACTACCCCCACGGGGCGGCTATGGCAGAAAATACAGACTTTGCGGCCCTAATCCGACTAGGCGATCTATTAGCTGCGGAGGGTGTAGGGCTAAACATGAGTGCCACAGGGGGCATGAGGGCCAACGAGGCTGTGGCTCTTGTCATGCAGGATTTTTCCATCATGGCAGTTGAGGACTCGGGAATACTCTCGATGGTCCCCGTCCGACACGAATTAGGCTCCGTACCCGTCCTATCCGACAGCCTAATCCTGGAGGTGCCGGAAATCACTACTTTGCACGTTGACGGTCTAGGAAATCAGATCGTCTACCTGTACGACGACGAGAAGCAGCACTACAAACCCGGATCTATCGGCGTTGACGACGATAGCGAATCCGCCATCCGAGCTTTTCGAGAGCCGAAAGAGATCAAGTTTGAGACGATCACGTCCCGAGAGGGGGCATCGATCACTGTCTCTCGCAGGCAAGTCGAGGATCTGTCTACCCCCAACACCGTGCGGGTAGTGGCAACCCGCGGCCTCCGCACAGCTCAACCATCCCAAATCCTCGAAATCCCCGGACAAGGGCGATTTAGACTGGTGTCCTCTGAGGTTGAGCCGGGGTCTCCTGAAACCACGCTCGGGCTGCTGCGAGATCCCTACCAGCAAGCCCCCATCGACTTCACGGATGCAGACCTGCCCACGGTGGGAGGCTCTGGCCCCCTGCTTGCGGACATCAGATACCGAGTGCTCGAACTGCCGTTCCTCTTCTCCGGGGGCAAGGGCAAGCTCGTAGCACTCCGAATCCGCGACAACCCCTCGATCTTCACCGCAACGATAATCGCATCAAACGACGGCGTTACCTATAGCCCCATAGGCAATCAAACCTTGGCCGCAACTGGGGGCATCATCAACGCGGATTGGAACCCCGGACTATGGGTTTTCTGCGAGGTTGGCCCTACGTTCGTGGTTGACGGAAACGGCGACCAGTTTTTAGTGCCAGAAAACCTCACGACGAACCCCGCCCTGTTCTTTCAGGGCTCGCAAATCTTGGTGGTTGGGGGTGAGATGATGTACGTCCGCGAGATGGTCCAAATCTCGGGAAGCACTTGGAGAGCTCAAGGCGTGCTTCGCGGGCGAGCGGGCACGGGTCGAGCGCCCCTAGGACTCGCCCGAAATGATTGGGTTGGGGCGAAAAACGGAGACGAGGCATATATCATCCCCGCAGCATCGCTAACGGCCATGACCAACCCCGTGATTCAGTCCTCGGGCATCACGGCCGCGAAGAGCCTGCCCGCGAACAACCTCGGGCAGATCCCAGCCGGGGCTGTGGTGCCTGTCGATGTGGTGATGTCCTCGCAGGCAACCCGAACACCTCAAATCGCTTGGTTCGAGTGTGGGGGCTCCCGAGGCTGCACAGCCCCCGAAGGGCGGCGAGATCGTCAGTACGTTTCGAACGAAACCATCGTCTTTGAGTGGCTTCCCACGGCACGCGCTGGCGGTGCGGGGACCACAGGCTACGGACAGCCTACAGAGATAGCAGTGCCTGCGGGAGACTTCATCCTTGACGTCTGGTTTGATCCTAGCCTAGCAACGGTCGAGTTTGAGAATCTGACGGTGCAGAAAACGTACACTCTTCCCGCCGCCTCGGCGAGGGGCTCTGACGGCATTTACCGCTGGAACTACACCCACGCGATGCGAATCATCGACGGATCCGACGGCCTGCTGTCGGACGACTCGCCACCTACAATCTGGCAAATCAGCATTCGACAGGTTGACGGGACCGAAGGCGTCCCGACGTTTATCCGACCCCATATCGTCTCCACAGGGAATATCCCGAGCTAAACATGCCACTCGTAAGCAAGACCCTATCGCAGCTCTTGACACCCATCCCAATCAACCCCGGCTCTGCGGGGTGGGATGCGGCTCTCACTAAGTTCTTGCAGGAGGCGAACACCTACGCCTTCGAGCGGCTGGTTACCCGCGTGGAGACTCTGGCTCCAGCATCCTCCGCAGCCGGCTCTGTGGTCGTCTCCTGCCCTGCGGGGATGATCTGCGTCGTAACCAAGATCATGTTCTATCTCCGAGGCGGCACGCTGGCTAGCCCCCAAAACTATGACATCTTTCGGGGGACGAACTCAGCCGACAACTCTTGGGCTGGCAACGGCTCTGGCGGTAGCGTTGTGAACTTCTCGAATTTGGCGATCCACAGACCTCTCATGGTCTGGCCTCGGCCTGGATCAACGCTATTCGCCGACAACGCTCCAGAGGCAATCCCCCTCCTAGACGGCGACGATCTAACGTTGCAGACTCTCAACATCCAGAAGACCGCGGGGAACTCCCTCACCCTCGGAATCCACGTCTACGGGTTCGCATACCCCAAGAATGACCCCTAAAGATCGACGCCGATAGTCTGTGCTAGACTACGGCGGCACGCTGGTTGGTCCCCGGAGACCGGAAGGGGCTTACCCTTCCGGTTTTTTTGTGGGTGTTCTTCGCTTGAGCCTCTCCGCCAGCGAGCGAGCGCCCTGCCCCGGCCGAGGGTCTACCGCGACGATCACCGATTGCCTTGTGGCCACGCAGCCGCAACTGTTGCAGACCATGCGGGCCGTAGTGTTCCCCGGACCCGCCTGATAGACGTGGGTTGGGTGCATCGAACCTCCCCCGCACTTAGGGCAGATCACCCCGACCCCCCGAGCAGCGAGCACCGAGAATGATTGCACGGAGCATCGCTCATTACCTGAGTGGCGCAGTCCGCGCGGTCAGGAGACTCGTGCCCGCGAGCAACGTAATCATCTTTTTTCTCCAACACCAACTTGCCTTTGGCGTCTGTGAAGTACAGCCTAGTTGCTAGTTGGGTCAGCAGCATTTGATCCTTCGGCAAGTGGACGCGGGGAAGCCCGCCGCACACCCTATGGTATCTGACTTTGCTCCTCAAGCTGAACCAAGCCTCTGCATCCCGTTGCTTGTATTGTGGGGAAACTGCGGAGGTGTTGTGGCTGCTCCACTCGAAAACGTTCTTGCCGGCCTCATAGAAGAGGCCAACTACCCCCTGCCCCATGCCCGCCACGTCGGGGACGTACAGAGTCTCTTTGTTGTTCCAGCCCGCCCGTGCCTGCATGGCCATCGCCAGCCTCGCAGTCTCGGTCGGCTCTTGATGGGGAAACCTCTGCGTCTCCACGATGGCCTCGCCTCGGCGGCGCATGTTCACCGACTCATCCCCGCCGAACCGAGCGAAGTCGGTGGCTATCTGCTTGGCAATACCTCCGTCGAGGGGCCTGTCACTGGACGCGCACCGCAGTAAATCGCCGTCATCCCCGCAGCAATCCATCAACTCTTCCATAGAAAAAACGCAATTAGGGTCTGTGAGGGGAAACTCTCCGAGCACACGGACCCGATATACGTCGCTGTCTCTACCAAACTCGTTCTCTGTGTCTTTGTTTCGGTCAGGGTGGACGATGTTTGGATAGTATTTCGCTGTGTCCTCAGCGTTGAAATGCAGCTTTTTCCATCGGGAATTATCGAAGCCGTAGAACGAATCGAAAAACTCGCTGTCTCTAGTGTTGGGATTTCCAATTAAGAGCAGGAGAGCCCCTTGGGGGTGGTTGGACAGAGTGTTCTTGTATTGCGTGATGATCTCACGAGAAACACCCGATGCCTCCTCGACAATGATGAACAGATTGGGGTTGTGATAGCCTTGAGCGTTCACATCCTTGGTGGCCGTGGCGAGCTGAATCCCCCAATCCTTCTGCCCAAAACAGATTACGCGGCTGTCCGTCACTTCGATCTTGGATCGAATGGCAGGATGCGCCCTTTGGATCAGTTTGCGGAACTCGGCCAGCCAGACCCGCTGGCACTGCCGCATCGTCGGAGCTGTGACAATGCCGAGGGCTTGGTGGTCGCAAAAGACCCTCCAAGCTGCCGCGATGCAGGAAACGGTTGTCTTCCCAGGCCCCTGTCCGCTGCGAACGGTTATGCGGTTAGATCCCACACCAAAACGGGCATCTTGAACCGCCTGCAACAAACCGCACTGCTGATACGTCGGAGCGAACCGCAGGGCCTTGCAGAAGGCGAAAATGTTAGACCGTAATTGGGCGTATGCCGAGTTGAAGTCGGCTATCTGTCTCGCAGAAGGCATGGGCTGCTCAAGCCTTCCGAGAGTCCTTGGAGCCTCGTTCAGCTTCCAAGACGGCCACCTTCGTTAACATCTGGCTGGTGAGATTCTGCGTTGTATTGTGGATATTGCAAAAGTCCATCACTCGCGCTTGAAGGCCGGAGATGGCTGCGATTACTACGTCGTGCTTGGCTGACAGCTCCTTCGAGCTGACACAAGTATCCGCAACGTGCCGCATGATGCGGCCTTCCATAGCCGCAACCTCGCCTTGTACACCTCGCACCGCTATCTCTAGGCCCCCTACATCCGAGCTCAGACGAGCAGATTCCATGCGGACGTCTTTGCTCTCGGTCCTAACCCAACCAGCCAGGGCCCCAAAGACGGTCACGATCAAAAAACTCAGAGCGCCAAATGCGGCCCAAGAGATTGAAAAGCCGTTCTGATCCGATTTGGATGCTTCGATTTCCAAAAAGAGAGCTAACAACATGGCTATTACCTCATGAAATCGGTGGAGGCCCCTAAACCCGGATCACTCCGGAGCTAACGCAGTGTCAACGGTTTCGTTGAGAAGCGACGAAGACCGGAGCGCCACCGACTTCTCGGTCCCTGAAAGGGTGGCGTCCTGATTGACGTAGGCATCGTGGCGGGTCGTCACGGCCTTGACCAACGGCGAGATTGCCGAAGCGTCAACCGCCTGTTTGGGGGCGCAGGCCGCCCCTAAGAGACTGAGGATGGCTGAGGACAAGACGAGATGGGCGCGAGATCTGCGGAAAGTCGCTGGACGCATGTGTTACTCCGGATTAGGGTGTGGGTTGTTGCGGCGTCACCACTGTAGCAGATATCTGGTTTGTGGAAGATTGCTTTGCAAAACCTCTGCTCAGACTGTACGCGCCAACGCTTGTGCCCACCAACATCACCCCGAAGTCCTGCATGGACTCCCGAGAGTGGTAGCACAAGATCAGTCCGATAGCGGCTCCCAAGAGCGACAGCCAAAACTCTGAGGTCTTAAACCCTCGATGGGTTGGTTCTTCCGAGCGGGGGCGGGGGTTGATCTGGTTCACTTCCAGCACCTTCCTATCGATTTACGTCGATTTCAATGTTTATCATGTCAACAACGATTTTTCGGTTGGTGCTTCCTGCGCTCTTCACACCTCCGACAAATAAGCCGGTGGTTCGAGCCGGCCCTGTTGGGATGTTTGCCGTGATCGTCGCCACGATGGTATTGTCAATCGTGAATTGCACGCTCGTGCCCGCGGCGTTCACGGAGATTTCGAACATGTGAAACCCCGTGTCCGCGGTGATGCCTGTGTTAGCAACAGTCTCGGTTGAGTTAGTTCGACAAACAGCCTCCCACCTGCCTGAGTTCACAGCATGTGTGTAGCGGAACGACACCATGTCTACGCCGTTACCCGTCGCCGCGTCGTTGAAGCCGACCCAGGCGGTGTATGTTTCCGTTGCGTCAGATAGGGTCTGTAGAAAGAGACAGGCTAGGAGTTGGTTTGGGTTCGTGCCGAACAAAAACGCCTGAGTGTTTTCGCTGAGCACGAGCCCTGCTCGGCCG